ACCGGATGGCCGCGCGATTTTTTTGGTGGGCCTTACCATTAACACTTGTCGGCCAATCATATGACTCCCTCAAAGCTAAATAACGCTCCCGCACACTATAAGTACTTGCGCACTAAGTTTCAAATTCAAACATGTGGGATCCACTATTAAACGAATTCCCTGATACGGTTCACGGGTTTCGGTGTATGCTTTCTGTGAAATATTTGCAACTTTTGTCGCAGGATTATTCACCGGATACGCTTGGGTACGAGTTAATACGGGATTTAATTTGTATTTTACGCTCCCGTAGTTATGTCGAAGCGAGCTGCCGATATCGTCATTTCTACGCCCGCGTCGAAAGTACGCCGGCGTCTGAACTTCGGCAGCCCATACACCAGCCGTGCTGCTGCCCCCATTGTCCGCGTCACAAAACAACAGGCATGGACAAACAGGCCTATGAACAGGAAGCCCAGGATGTACAGGATGTACAGAAGTCCAGATGTTCCTAGAGGATGTGAAGGTCCATGTAAGGTTCAGTCGTTTGAGTCCAGACATGATATTCAGCATATAGGTAAAGTAATGTGTGTTAGTGATGTTACTCGTGGTACTGGGCTGACCCATAGAGTTGGTAAGAGATTTTGTGTCAAGTCTGTTTATGTGTTGGGTAAGATATGGATGGATGAGAACATTAAGACGAAGAATCACACGAATAGTGTGATGTTTTTCTTGGTTAGAGATCGTAGACCTGTTGATAAACCTCAAGATTTTGGAGAGGTATTTAATATGTTTGATAATGAGCCCAGTACGGCGACTGTGAAGAATGTTCATCGTGATAGGTATCAAGTTCTGCGCAAATGGTATGCAACTGTCACCGGTGGACAATACGCTTCAAAGGAACAGGCTTTGGTCAAGAAGTTTGTCAGAGTTAACAATTATGTTGTTTACAATCAACAGGAAGCAGGAAAATACGAGAATCATACGGAAAATGCGTTAATGCTTTATATGGCTTGTACTCACGCTAGCAACCCTGTTTATGCTACGTTGAAGATTAGGATATATTTTTATGACTCTGTAACGAATTGATATTAATAAAGTTTAAATTTTATTTCTGAATATTGATCTACATACATAGTTTGTTGGATTACATTGTACAATACATGTTCTACAGCTTTAATAACTAAATTAATTGAAATTACACCGAGATTGTTCAGATATTTGAGGACTTGGTTTTTGAATACCCTTAAGAAAAGACCAGTCTGAGGCTGTAAGGTCGTCCAGATTCGGAAGGTTAGAAAACACTTGTGCAGTCCCAGAGCTTTCCGCGTGTTGTAGTTGAACTGGATCCTGATCGTGAGTATGTCCATATTCGTCGTGAATGGACGGTTGACGTGGCTGATGATCTTGAAATAAAGGGGATTTGGAACCTCCCAGATATATGCGCCATTCCCTGCTTGAGCTGCAGTGATGGGTTCCCCTGTGCGTGAATCCATGGTTGTGGCAGTTGATTGACAGATAATAAGAACACCCGCATTCAAGATCTACTCTCCTCCTCCTGTTGCGCCTCTTCGCTTCCCTGTGCTGTACTTTGATTGGTACCTGAGTACATGGGTCTATCAAGTGTGATGAAGATCGCATTCTTTAAAGCCCAATTTTTTAGTGCAGAATTCTTCTCTTCATCCAAAAACTCTTTATAGCTAGAATTGGGTCCTGGATTGCAGAGGAAGATGGTGGGAATTCCGCCTTTAATTTGAACTGGCTTCCCGTATTTTGTATTTGATTGCCAGTCCTTTTGGGCCCCCATGAACTCCTTAAAGTGCTTTAGGTAATGTGGGTTGACGTCATCAATGACGTTAAACCAGGCGTCATTACTGTATACCCTTGGGCTCAGATCTAGATGTCCACACAGATAATTATGTGGACCTAATGATCTGGCCCACATCGTCTTCCCCGTCCTACTGTCACCCTCAATCACTACACTTATTGGTCTATTGGCCCGCGCAGCGGCACTGACGACGTTCTCGGCAGCCCACACTTCAAGTTCTTCTGGAACTTGATCGAAAGAAGAAGAGGAAAAAGGAGAAACATAAGGAGCTGGTGGCTCCTGAAAGATTCTGTCTAGATTTGCATTTAAATTATGAAATTGCAGTACAAAATCCTTAGGAGCTAGTTCCTTAATGACTCTAAGAGCCTCCGACTTACTTCCCGCGTTAAGTGCTGCGGCGTAAGCGTCATTGGCTGTCTGTTGCCCTCCTCTTGCTGACCTTCCGTCGATCTGAAATTGCCCCCAGTCGAGAATGTCCCCGTCCTTCTCGGTGTAGGATTTGACGTCGGAGCTGGATTTAGCTCCCTGTATGTTCGGATGGAAATGTGCTGACCTGCTTGGGGAGACCAAGTCGAAGAATCGCATATTCTGGCACTTGAAATTCCCTTCGAACTGGATGAGAACATGCAAGTGAGGAGTCCCATCTTCGTGAAGCTCTCTGCAGATTCTAATATATTTTTTTGAAGTTGGGGTTTGTATATTTAATAATTGGGAAAGTGCTTCCTCTTTGGTGAGAGAACATTTGGGATAAGTGATGAAATAGTTTTTGGAATAAATACCGTTCCGCTTTGGAGGCATGTTGACTAAAATTGATCACCGATTGACCGCTCTTGCAACTCTCCCCGGTATATCGGTGATCAATATATAGTGATCACCAAATGGCATAATGGTAATAAAAAAACTTTAATTTGAAATTCAAACCAAAAGGCTAAAGCGGCCATCCGTTTAATATT